CACGTCGGTCAGACCGTCCAGCGTCAGGTCGAAGTCGTACGGGGTGACGATGTTCCCGGTCCCGCTCTTGAGGACGAGATTGCGGGCCGCCGAGGTGATCCGGAGGACCATCATCTGCCCGTCGTCGAGCCCGGTGATGGTGTCGATGTCGTCCGTAGCGCCGCCGAGGGCCCCGCCCTCGACATCCCCGATGACGTTCGGACCCGTGACCGTGAGGATGCCGGCCGCGACCTCGGCCACCGTCGAGGCGGCCAGCCCGCCGTCCACGATCCCGGCGTCGAGCTTCGAAATCGCCACGAGGATCGTGTCGTCGTCGGCGACGAACAGGTTGGACGTGTAGTCCCGGGTCGTTGAGTCGGCGCCGCCGAGCGCGGTACCGATCTCGGTCAACGCCGCCTCGACGGTGAGGCCCGCGTAGAACGTGGCGACGTCCTCGACACCGACCATCGTCGCGCCGTTCCCGTTGGTGACCGCGATCAGATCAACGAAGCCCTGGTCCAGCTTGTTGATGCTCGTGAAGAAGTCTTCGTCGTCGATCAGAAGAGAACCGGTGCCGCCCGTCCAGTTGCGCGTCACGTCGTCCGTGCCGCCGAGCGCGACACCAAGCGCATCCAGGGCCCCGTCGATCGTGTCGGTCGCGTAGTAGCCCGGCGTGTCGGTGATGGTGTCGGACCCGCCGGTCGTCGCGGCGACATACAACTCGTCGAGGATGTCTTCGAGGTTGTCCGCCGTGAAGTAGGAATTCGCGTCCTCCACCCCGATCTGCGACGCGCCGTAGCCCGTATCCACGCTGGACAGGCGCGACTCGATCAACGCGAGCAAACCGCCGGACCCGAGCCCGGGGGGCCGGTCGCCAAGCGCCGGGTAGTAGTCGTTGATGCGGCGCTTTTCTTCGGCGGTGAACAGGGACATGGCGAAACCTCGAAGGGGTTACTCGTCGGCCACGAGAGCGTCGCGGGCGCGAGCCTTGGTACGGATCAAGGCGACAAGAGCGGCTTTCGGCTTCGTCTGCTTCTCGACGGTCGAGAGGCCAAGATCGAGATCGCTGGCCAACTGGAGCCAACCGCGCGTGTCGTACGCTACGGCGTCGGCCATCGTGGCCGTCTCCACCGGTCCAGGACCGGGCGGGGCAACCGGGTCGGCCTCGGGAGCAACCGCGACAGGATCCGCGTCCGTGGAGGCAACGGACGGCCCACGACGCGGGGGCGGGGGCGGGACCAAGAGCCCCCCTACCGGGGCTTGCGGCGCAGGCGGCGTGATGACCAAGCGGAACGAGCGCGGGAACTGCGCAAACTCGACCGCGTCGTCGGGGTGTACCCCGTACGGCCCGGATGCGCCGCCGAGACGAAGCTGCCCCGTAACGGCGTCGACCGTGTAAACGCGCGACGGGTGAACGCCCGCGACTTGCGTTCCGCGAGCGTGCCGAGCGAGGTGTTCGACCGATGCCATGGTCACTCCTTACCGGCCGAGGCCTACGCCTCGGCGCCGGTCGCCAGCTTGCCGACGTTGATGAACATGCCGCACTGGAGCGGCTTCATCACCTGGAGCGCGCCGTAAAGAACCTGCATCCAGCGGAGCGACGTATCGATCGTCGCAAGCGGGATCTTGGTGAAAGGCGCGAGCTGCTTCCACTTCAGGACCTCGCTCGTCTGCGAGAGCATGTACGCCTTCGACGTGTTGGGCAGGAACCGGTTGAGATCGATGATGACCTGCGACGCCGCCGAGCGGGCCACGCGGAAGATCGACTTGCAGGTGCTCGCGGCCCCGTCCATGTTCGACCGGGAGATCTCGTAGTACGACGTGTTCGGCCCGTTGTCGACGACGGTGAACCGGACGTCATCGCCCGAGGAGACGGCGATCGAAGCCGAGGTCGTCGGCTCGGACTTCCCGTACCGGCTACCGGCGCACACCTTGTAGTAGTAGGTACCCGCGTCGGCCGTGCCGAAATAGGTCGTGTTCGACCCGGCGTAGACAGGTGAGGTGGGCGCGACCGAGATCGTCGGAGCGCGGGGGCGAAGGGCCGCCTTGCCCACGCCGTCCGCGGCCGGGGTCCGCGAATCGGGGACAAAGATGTCGGGGTTCAGGTTGATGTCGCCGAAGGGGGTCCGGATCGCTTTGATCGCGATGCCGGCCACGCCCGACGCCGAGGGCTGCGGCTGGTCGTACCGCTCCTTCGGGTACATGATCTTCGACAGGTCCTTGACGGGCCCGGTCGTGGTCCAGAGGTCGGACGGCGAGCCGTAGTTGGGTTCGGAGACCAGGCGCTCGGTCATGTCGGTGACGTGATCCTCGCTCAGCGCGTCGCCGCGCATGTCGATGACGTTCACATCGTCCTCGTACCCGGACAACTGGCCGTCGTCCAGGGCCGTGCTGCCGTACGCCGAGATGAGCAACTTCTCCAGCCCATCGAACTGGATGTCGATCAACTCGTCGTTCCCCTCGAAGAGCCCGCGCTCCAACTGGCGGAGCAGCCACAGCGTACCGTTGACCGTCTCGCGGGCCACCGCGTCGCCGTGCGCGGCCCGGAGGACGCTCATGACGTGGGTGACGCGCCGGGTCGTCCCGAGGAACTTGATCTTCGTGTACTGCCGGCTGTAGGTGCTGTCGTCCTCGGTCGGCAAGTCGCCTTCGCCGATATACGCGGCGTCCCCGGAGCCGTACGACTCCAGCCGGTTGAACTCCTCGACGGTGTTGTAGGCGGGGTCCTTGTAGAGGGCCTTCCAGAACTTGATGTCCGTCGCCTTGTACGTGGTCGAGAAGAGGGTTTGGTCGAGCGATTCGACCCGGAGCGGGAACCCTTCGCCGGCCGACGACCCGGGGTTTGCGATGTCGGACCCTGCCGTGAGGGCCTTGTTCAGCGCCTCGATGTCGGCAGCGGACGCACCGCCTCCGACGAGGTCGTTGCCGTCGACGTGAAGCCCGCCTGCGTTGGCGAGGCCTTCGTAGTCAGACCAAGAGACGGATGCACCGGGCGACATGGGGACTCCTACAGACTGGATGAGGGTGCGAAGGGGCTACCGGCCAACGCCGGCAAGGTGAGCGCGGACGGCCGCCTCGATGTTCGGCTTCATGGCGCCGGTCGATTCGAAGAGCGCGGTGGCCTCGACGAGCTTGTCGACCGCGAGGCGATCGCCCTTGGCGTCCGCCGACTTGACCAGTTCGCCAAGCGCGGCGGCCGCGTCCGACTTGCGGAGCGCGTTGGGGGCGCCGTCGCCGCCGGGAGTGCCGAGGTTGCGACCGCGCGTGTCACGCGGGTCGATGCCGACCGACTTGCGAACCACCGGGGTCCGCTCGACGACGCCAAGCCGCTTGGCCAGGGCGTCGATGACGCCCTCCTGGCGGGCAACGATGCCGGCCTGCGCCTTGATGATGGCGCCCTGCGCCTTGAGCAGCGTGCGCGTGGCCTGCCCGTCCTCGGCCACGCGGGCGGCGACCTGGTCGAGCGACGCATCGACCGACTCCGCGAGCGACTTGAGGAAGGGGCTCGCGTCCATGAGCTTCTTGCCGTCGGGGTCGTCGGCGATCTGCTCGTCGAGGCTCTTGCGGACGACGTCGCGATCAGTGGTCGCCGGGTCCTGGGCCCACAGCGCAACCAACTCGGCGCGCTCGGACTTCGTGATCGTGCCGGCCTGGACGCGGCCGGTCAGGTAGGACTCGCGGCTGCCGCCGGTCCCGTCGAGCGCGGCTTCCACGTCGCCATACGCTTCGAGCGCCTTGGCCAGGTCGTCGACGCTGACCTCCGCCTTGTTCATCTTGCCGCACTTGCCGCACTTGCCGTCGGCGTCGCACTTGCCGCCGCACGAGCAGCCCCCCTTCGCGACCGTGTCGTCATCGTCCTTGCCCTCGGGCACGGCGTCGAAGTCCTTCTCGTCCATCGGCTCCTGGTCCGAGGCTTTGCACATGGCCGAGTAGGCCTTGAAGGTCATTCCGGGGGGGCGGGACTTCAGGAGCATGCGAGCCATGGAATCTCCAGCGAGGGCGTCAGGTGAGGGCCGCCGCGACAATGCGATCGACGGCAAGCGAGGAAAGATCGGGACGACGGGATCGAATCACGATCTCCGCTTCGGACTTCGTCAAAGACGTAGGTGCGGGAACGCGATTGCAAGCAGCGTGTAACTCGTCGGCCCAGTAGTCAGCCCACGCGAGATCGTCAATTTCCCCAACCCCGAAATCGTCGTCCGCGGCTTTGTGAACCGACTCGCCTCCGATGCCCCCGTTCTCCGGTTCGCCGCCATCGGCGCCCGGGGCAAGGTTGACGACTACCGGGTCTTCAAGCCCGTCTACCACGGCGAGCCCGGCATCGGTCCCTGCAAGACGCCGTAGCGGCCGACCATCGCCCGGCGTGCCGCCGTCAAGGGACCCAGGATCGCCGTGCGAGCCGTGCCCCGCCGACAACGCCTTGGCCAAGGCAACCATCTCGGTACCAGGATTCACGGGGCAATGCGTCACAGCCACGTTTCGCACGCAAGCCCGGAGGATCGTGTCGGGGTCTGCCTCGGACCGCTTGACGACCTTTCCTTCGATGCTGAAACCGAGACGACGCGGGGACTTGGCCAAGGAGCGGCAAAGAGCGAACGTCTTGCGCCCATCGTCGGTGTCAAGAAGGTATCCCTCCGCCCACCACCCGTTCGCGTCGGCTGCCTTCCCGTTCGGGAGACGGTCGCCCTTGCGCACGAGCTTTACGTCAGTCGGGTACCCGAGCACGTCCGTTGTCTTCTGTCCGTGGTTGTCGTTGAACCACCCGGACCCCATGAACTCGCCGAAGTCAAGGCCGGACTGGACGATCTTCTCGCCTTGCTTGTCGAGTTGATCGGTGGAGACGACACCCCCGATACGCATCGCGTGCTCTTCACCCGCCTTCTCGAAAGCGTCGAGCGGGCAGTAGACGCGAAAA